GTATCTTGCGTAAGGATAAGAGTGCATCCTAAATGTGGGAGTACTCGCTTACCCTACAAGAAGAAGGCATTGTTACTGAGGTAGGTTATCAGCGACAGAAGCCTTACTTCGGAGACCCAACGCGTAATGTAAATTATTCAGAGGGCGACCTATGGGAACTATGGCAACACGCAGTTGCTGCAGGTAGCGAGTTAGCATTTGCTCGGATGATTGGTCGTAATGATTTTATACCACACTTTAACAAGTGGAAGACAGAATTAGATATACCAGGACTGGGAGAGGTGCGATACTCTTTCAAAGATAAACCACAGTTACGATATACAAATCGTGATGATGATAACTTAATTTATATTTTAATGTCCGATGGTATGCGCCATAAGGTTAGACGTACTTCAGAGAATGGATGGGTTGGTGAACCATATCGTGCGATTGGTTGGCTCTATGGTTATCAATGCAAGAAGGATGCTTGGAAGTGGACTGACAAAACTTGGTACGTACCGCTTGAAGAACTTGCACCTATGGAAACGTTGGCAATCTAATGGCTAATCCTAATGGACGTAAAGGTTCTCAGTTTGAAACTGATGTAATGAAATGGCTCCGCAAGATGGGGGCTATGGCTGAACGTCTGACTAAGGCTGGCGCAAAAGATGAAGGGGATATGGTTGTTATCATCGCTGGCAAGACTTACATCCTTGAACTAAAGAATAGAAGTACACTATCTTTACCAGAGTTCTGGCGTGAAGCAGAAGTTGAGGCTGTTAATTACGCCAGTGCTCGTGGTATTAAAGAAGTTCCGTTGCATTATGTTATAGTCAAAAGAAGAAACGCAGGGATTGAAAAGGCTTGGGTCATTCAGGACTTAAGTCAGTGGTTAAAGGAGAAGGATGGTGCACAAGATTGACAATGACCTACCAAGTATCAGAGAAGTTCTTCTCCACTACGGAGCAAACCTACGACAAGAGCACGGGCAAGTTAATCTCAAGTGCCCTTTCCATTCCGACACACACCAGTCAGGAAGTGCGAATCTCAACGATAACATATTCATCTGCTTCGCCTGTGGAGTGCAAGGTAACAGTTTACAAATTATCTCACAGCGTGAAGGGGTAAACATTCGTGAAGCAAAACGCATCGCAGAAGGATTTACTGGACAAAGCAACAACCAAGTACGCGGGAAACATTTATCAGGCGGAAGATTACCTAAGAAGCAGGGGCATTCCTCTGGAGGTAGCACGTCTGGTATCATTAGGCGTAGTCGCGGAGCCTGAAGTTGGTCACGAAGCGTTCACTGGTAGGCTTTCTATTCCATACATTACCAAGACAGGTGTCGTTGACTTGCGATTCCGTTCTCTTAACCCTGCAGTTGAGCCTAAGTATATGGGTATGACTGGTGCTGAAACTAAAATGTACAACGTACTAGATGTGGAGCGTGCTGGTGATTTTATTGGAGTATGTGAAGGAGAGATTGACACACTTACTATCTCTCGCTGTGTTGGAATTCCCTGCATTGGAGTTCCTGGGGCAAACAGTTGGAAGAAGCACTACACACGATTGCTTGCAGACTTTGAAAGAGTGTTCGTCTTTGCTGATGGAGACCAGCCAGGTACCGAATTCGCCAGGAGTCTTGCTAGAGAACTGCCAGTTACTATCATTCAACTCCCAGATGGACAAGATGTTAATTCAATGTACGTGCAAGAAGGTGCTGGATACTTCCATCAGAAGATGGATTTAAATTAATGGATGAAGAGCACAAAGAAATCATCAACCACTGCCACGAATGTGGTGAGGATTTTGACGACTCTTTTCAATTGATAGACCACACTTTAGAAGATGAAGAAGAGTTTGACCCATATCTAATACTGCCCAATGGATACAAGTTAATGCTTGGTTCCCTGCTTCGGTTCCTCTTTAGCCACGCCGACAGCCCAGAACAAATCAGACATATAACTCAATCTACTTATGTTACACTATTCGCATCTGAGAATGGTTATGATTTAGTAGATGAACTCATTGAAGATATGGTAGTGAAGTCTGCGCTACAAAGATTTGATGAGGAACTAAACATACTATTATCGGAGAATAAAGATGACGAACAGGATGGTGCGTGAAGAAGTATGGCAGATTACAGAGCACTTGGTCAACCAAGGTTTCAAGATAACACAGATGGTAACGATGGAATCCAATCTCATACTAACGGTATCAGTCCCGCTATTAAGTTTGAGTCAGACGTCAGAAACATAATGATTGAACTTGGAGATTTACTTATCTCTAAGCATAAGGACTACGGTCCAAAGAATATTTCCCAATCCCCAGGTGGTCCACTCAATGGACTGCGTGTACGTATGCACGACAAGACAGCCCGTATCAACAACCTAGTTGATAAGGGACTAGCAGCAGAACACGAACCACTGGAAGATTCATTTAAAGATTTAGCGAACTACGGTGTGATTGCTCTGCTTGTACTGAGAGGTAAATGGGATACGGCGTGAAAGAAACAGAGTTGTTCTTATGGCTTAAGACAGAGATGCCTGACCTTGAACACTCCCCTAACGAGTTTGACGGCTTTGATTGTGTAACACAACAGCACGGAATGTTTATTGAATTGAAGTCTCGTAACACCCATTACGATACTCTCCTACTTGAAAGGAAGAAGTATGATTTTCTTACAGCAACTGCTACTGCTTTGGGACTCCGTCCTTATTACATTAATTCAACTCCTGATGGCGTGTGGCGTTTTGCTCTAGATGAATTAACTGACCTTGCGTGGGAAGAGAAGTGGTTGCCAGTTACCACTGAGTTTCTTAACAAGTCTAAGATAATGAAAGAGGTTACGTTTCTTCATACTGATACAGGGGTGAAGATAAAGTGATTGAATGGGAACGCATTGAGCGTTGGCAATACATAGTTGATTCAGTATCTACTGAGTATCATACTAAGTTTAACATTGATACTGCTGACATAAGACAATCTTTATATCAGTGGTTCGTTGAGCATCCCAATAAACTAGATACTTGGGAAGCAATTGGTGAGAAGGATGCAAAGAATTTAATCTATCGTTCTCTTCGCAATCAAGCATTGGATTATTGCCAACATTGGAAGGCTAAGAGTGGTGGCTATGAAACATCTGACTTGTTCTTCTATGAATCAGATATGGTTGAGGCTCTGTTGCCCTCTGTCTTAAGAGGTGAAATAAATCTAGGTCAGAAGTTAGACCTTGCTGGTGGTGGTCGTCCGTCTGCTCCATCTGAAGGTGGAAACCTTATGGCTATGATGATAGAGATTGACGCTGGCTATTGGAAACTACACAAGGATGATAGGAAGTTATTATTCCTACGCTATGCAGAGTCAATGGACTTCGGTGCAATCGCAGAAGAAATGAAACTTGGGTCTGAAGACACAGCGCGTATGCGACACAAGCGTGCCATTCGTAAACTCATCAACAAGATTGGTGGATTCAAACCATATCGTGATGATGACTTAGAACAAGCAGAATATAATCAGCAAAGCGAAACCCAACCTGCCGAATGAAACAACCTTTGATGCTACATTACTCAGCATCAGGCAAGTCCGCCTCTGCTGGGTCTACCCACAAGTCTTCAGGATAATCATTATCTAAAGATATTCTGTAGAGTTCTTCAATCTCTTTGCCACTTGCTATGAAGTGAAGCGGACTCTCGTCCTTTGTATGACACGCACTGCACCCACCATTACCACATTCACACATCTTATCCTCCTGTCGAATAGAAACCAGTGCCCTTGAATTGGACACCGACTGTGTTATAGATACGACTTGACTTGTTACCGCAGACACACTCAACCTCATCATCCCTGTCTTCTACGTTACGACTTAAGACAACCTTAGCCATACACTTATTACATCTGTACTCATAGGTAGGCATTACTCATCCTTCCAATCTATCTCCGTAGGTGCAGTCGCTATCGCCCCGCACTCCTTGCACTCTTGTTGTAGGTCATACCAGCCCACAGTTCTATCATCTTCATCCCACATTACAGTCACAATCCACATCTTGCAACCACAGACACAGGTGAATAGAGGTTTACCTCTAAGGTCTAACATCAGTACCAGTTGTGTCTTAAGTGGTGTTGCCACGCACGACACGGTGTGCCATACCTATGCTCAATATATTTATAGGCTCGCAATAATTGTATCGCTGGGTCAGAGGACTTCTCCTTTAATACCTGTCCAATTCCATAGGCACTACTGCCCTGTTGGTTCTTGGCTAGATGGTCGAAGCGACTCTCTTTCGTGAAGAGTTTATAAGCACACCTGCGTTGCTCCCTATCCCATCCCCAACCCGCACTAGCAAAGTGCATAGCCATAATCTTATTGGCTTTCTTCTGTGCCATCGTAGCCTTAGTTTGGATAGGTGGTTTGTTGTGGTGCTTAGTAACCTTGAACTCCACATCAACTGCCTTGTTGATAGGAAAAGATACAGATAGAATTACCAGTAGTGATACTGCTATGACTCTCATTTTCATACCTTAAGTCTACCAATTTTTCTCCTTACTGCGCTTCTGTGACGCTCTTCAGACTCCAATCTCCTGCTCCCGACACGCCCAGTTTTCAGGGTATACCGCTCAGAGTTCAGTAAACCACCCCAAATACTGCCACTTCCCCCGTTGTATACGATGTTCTCATCTTCCATTCCTTGTGCTAGGCACTCAATTCTGACGGGACAATCGTGACATACTTCAATTGCTTGTACACTTCTTAAGACTTCAAGTTGTTGTTCATCTTGGAACATTGAGTTCTCGTAGTGCCAGATGTCAGGGTCAGGATGTCGTTGGCATAGTGCTTCGTTGTGCCAATCTCTTATGATGTAATCACCCATTACTTACCGACTTAAGACGGCGTACTTCTAGTACTGCTTCGGCTTGTGAATAGTGGATGTCTTCGTAAGATACTTCGCTCTTACCTTCGTTCTCATACAACCATTCATCTTGGTGTTCAGGTGTCATAGCATTCCAAATGTGGGGCAACTCTGTGCCCTCTGGCAACCAGACATTGACTACCCTCACACCTTCCACCTTGTAACTTATTTGAAATTGTTTCTCAGTCACTATCAAAGTCCCTCTCTGTCGTGTGTTCTTCCTTGCATTGTGGACACGTCCACTCTGCGTAGATAAATGTAACTCCGTTGTTGTACTCTTTCTTGCAATCTACTTCTCCTATCCAATTGCAATCACACTCCACTTCCCACACATCATCAAATGAATCTGAGAATGTAGCGGGGTCTCCGCTCATCCACATCGGCTCACTCATCGGTGTCGTCTGCCTTAACTATAATCTTCTGACTTAAGTCAATAGCCACAATCCTGCGGGCTAAGGCTTCAATCTCTGCTAGTAAATCAGTACTCATTAGTCATCTCCATTCATCTGTCTTAAGGCTTTAAACAATTGCTCAGTAACGGCTTTCTCATCAGCGTTGTACTCGCCATCTCCAAGATAACCGTGCTCCCACTGCTTTGTTTCTGTATCATAGACTGTGCCGTTGTGAAAAAATTGTTCTTCAGAATCGGTATCTAATTCCCACCCTTCTCCTTCTTTATACACGATTATGTATGTGTATTCCTTGCTCATTGTTCTGCTCCTGTCTTGATTAGTGTTCCTCCGTACAATCTTGTACGAATTAGTTCAGCGGTGGAATCATAAGACTGTGCTGCGTTTCCGTCAACCCCTTCAGTCCATACAATTTTACGGTGGTCGTAGCGAATCGTTGAACCCTCGCCATATAAATCCATTAGAAGACTTGCGCCCTCTGTGTGTTTAGTACTAGCGACATACTCGCCCTCTGCTGTGTAGATTTTCCATTGTGGACTACGCATTTTGTCCCTCCACTTTCTGTCTTAAGTCGTTGTATTCTTCCCAGCCACAATCAACACAACCCCATTCAGGATTAGATAGTGACCATCCACATTTCTTACATACTGCACTCATTAGTTCTCCTCCTTTGGTGGGTTTGGTATTTCTCCTGCCATTACTAGCACTGCTTCAAGATGGTCCAGTGCTTGTTGCTTGCGCTTGTAATTAGTTCCAAGCATTTGATTTGCTTTCTTTAGTGTGCTTGCTTTTGCTGTCATCTTCATACCTGTTTTGATTTCAAGTCTTAAGTAAGAACGCAGACTGATAAGTATGAATAAGTCCATCGCTTCACGACCACCCGCGCTTCGGAAGTTTCCTTCCTCGTCGTAGGTAAATCCTTTTCGTCCTGTTGTTACTGCATTTAGTGTCTCTGTTGGTAGCATTTACTTTTCTCCTGTCTTAAGTAGTTAGTTTAGAATGGTGTGTTGAGGGTTTCGCCACACCAGTTACAACCCAGCACTTCGTATCCATAAGAGTAATCGTTTGAGTGACACCCTTCAAGAGGTGTTGGTACATCTAGCGCACACTTAGGGCAAATCATTTCGCCACTTCCGCGAGTGCCATCTGAGTTTGCT